GAATGCTCAGTGCGGGATTAGCGGATGCGTCCGCAACCCTGTAGAGTGTTTCAAGTTTGGCATGGAAATTGCCATTCGGTCGGGCATCCTCATACAGCATGAGGTGGATGAGTTAAATCAGACGCCACAGCTGTATGATGAGCTTGATGAAGAAATGATTCAAGTTTTTCGTGGAGACACCTTCTGGGAGAAATTTCGATTTGCATGGTTCGACGGAGCTTTTAAGCTCGCCGAATGGTTTGCAGACAAACCTTTTCTCATGAAAGCTGTTACTGTTCTTTCCGTTCTTGCGACTTTTACTTTCACTACTATCTTCACTACTTTTGTCAATTCTTTTGTTTCTCATTTATGGGATGTCATCAAAGGCATGTTTTCTTCTCCTCACCCCTCAGTAACAGCTGAGGGTCCACTTTTGGACTATCTTAATGTTTTCAAGAAGTCCAAGATTGATAATAAATTATGCCCCTACTGTCCGAAAGACACTTCGTATTCAACCGAAGGTATCAAGGACATGTATAAACATCATTTTACTCAGGCTGGTTTTTTGAACCGTTTTCTTTATTATTCTGTTCGTAGGTTAATTTTTAATGCTGAATTGGAGACTGTCAAGACATTCGACAAGTATCGTAATATCATTGATGGAAAGTTGGGTGAAGGAGCCTTTCATGCTATGTTGCATGGAGGACTTGATAATCACCCATTTTTCCAAGCATCCACCTTTACTTCTGATGAGTGCAAACTCTATCAACAGAGGTTGGATGCAGAATCTTTCACAAACAAGGATGCCAAAGCCAAGGCTTTAAACATTGAAAGTTTCACAACTAAAGATGCGAAAGCCAAGGCTGTCACAATCGAAAGCGTCACAACCCGTGATGCTAAGCAGAAGCAAGTTGCCATTGAATCTCTCACTCCTGAAGGAAACCCGCTGGCGAGTAATTATTTCGAAGCAATGAAACAAATTTACTCGGATGCCACCGTAGTGCCTGAAGGATTGTTGGATAACAATGCGTGGGAAATTATTTCCAAGCGTGTATATCGGAACCAGTTTCTCTTAACTACAGCTGATGGCGCTGAAATCGCCAAAGGTTTGTTTTTGAGAGGAACTTGTGCTCTTGTGTACAAGCACTGGAAATCTGCCTGCAAAATTGACAATGTGCAATGTAGATTCTTATCGAGCAAGCCGTATTTCAACTTTAGGCTTAGTGACTGCAAATTCCTTGACTTCCCCACAACCCGTGGAGAAGTAGAAGATCTGATGATTATGGTTCTACCTATGTCATGTCCACAATATCCGGACTTGATCTCACATTTTGTTACTCAACAAGA